TTATTAAAAACATATTGTGCATCAGATGTATTTGTTGAAGTGTTAGTTGGTCTGTCCTGTGAAATTTGTAAAGTACCGTTGCTATAAAAAGGCATAGCATTCATTACTGCACATAAATCATTTATTAAGGTATATGCATCATTTTTCTGATTTAAAATAATATTGCAACTAAATCTGGGTTCTGTTGTGTTTGTTATTGGATCATCTATTAAAGCACTTGCATATGCACTTGCAGAATAAAAACTAAAAACATCTAGATTTTCTTCTTGAACAATTCCGTGATCACCTCCAAAGCCTTTATCTGTTGTCAAAATGTCATATAAAACCCAAGCTGGATCTGAACACCATTCTTTATCTGTTTTGAATGTTCCATTAAATGTGTAACCATCTGGATATATTACCCTTCCATTTGTGCTATCCACCGTTGTATCATGTGGAACCTTGATCTTAGTTCCTTTGATGCGGTACATCCGTCTAGGATAGCTTTGAAATTCCTGTGCGTTAAATCTTAATCCAACATAAGCAAAACCTTGATATGCACTTGTATCTGTATTTATTTCTGTATAAGAAAGCCAGTTTGTAGAATTTTGTAATTTTGTATCTGTACCATCATCTGTATTTCTAAAAACACTTAATGTCAAAGGAAAATTTAATGAGGTCTCAAAATCTATCTCTAAATCTTTAATATAAGGACTTGTTGCCCTTCCGTTTGTTACATCTAATTGAACAGGATTATGGACAGTACCATTATTCTCTGTAATTCTTACTGAAACTTTTGCTTCAGCACCAATAACATCACCATCATCTTTAAATTCTTGCAGTGATGGAAATTGAATTGTTACTCTAACTTTATCTACCGCAGTATTACTTATTGTTCGTGATAATCCTGTTGAAGTTTTAACAGTGCAATCACCAGCAAAAGATTCATCTTCAAAAGTTGTATTTACTACAAAAGAACTTGATGAAGGGATAGAAAGAATTACTTGTGTCTGTGGTTTAGCAGTTTGATTTGTACCAGAAGCCGTTGTATTTGTCCATTGTATAACCTCCCCAAGAGAATAACCATGTGCACCACCTGTTAGTCCTACAAGCATTTGATTTGCACCTAAATTAACAGTTACCCCATCAATACTTGTTGTTTGTCCACCACTCCCTGCCAGTGTGTATGTCCCTGTTTTTGTTGTTGCAAAAGGTGAATTGGTAAGAGCAACCCCAACAGGTATTGTATTTTCTATTGCGTTTATTTCATGTAGTGCCGTTTGATTATCAGAACCGTTTTTAAAAAATACGTCTACATTTGTAAAATTATCATCACCGATTGAATTTTGTAGTGGTGTATTATCTAAAAAAACATTCTTTCTAAAAGTATTTGTACCAGCCCCACCCTCATCAAATATTGAATCAATTTCTCCGTAACCTAATAAATCAAGCACCGTTGCGAATTGCTTCGATCTAAGGCCGCCATCTATTAAATCAGGATCAACAACTCTACCATCAGGGCTTCTGCCAAATAATTGATCGCCACCCTCAACTTGTTTTACCATTGTTATAAAGTCTTTCTTATTTGTGCGGTGTCAGTACCAGCACTAATTAAAATTGAGCCGCTAAACACAAGCCCATAAATAATTGGTATTGGAACACCACTGGTACTTACATTTTGTATGCCAGAAAAAGAGTAAGATCCTCTAATTGCTGGGTCAACATCACTTACAGATGATACATTTTGCGGTGAATTTTGACCAGATATCAAATCAGTAACACCACCAATAATCATTGAAGTTCCAATTGTTGTTAGTGCTGTAGTAATTGCAGTAGTTACTAAAGCAGAACCTACGATACCACCAACAAAAGCACCTACAGTAGAAGCAACAGCAGTTGTTCCAGCACCAATTAAAATTGGTATGAAAAAAGTAGAACCAGTTGCAATAGGAATAATTTGAATATCACCCTGACCAGACATTGATAAATAATCTTCTGTGATAACATTGCCACCCATTTTTACTTTATAAACTTGATCATTCATATGTTTTTGCAATCCTTCAAAATTTGCCATTAAAAAATTCATGGCTTGTTGTGGTGATTTAACCGCAGCCTGAAAATAAGATTTACCTAAAAACTGTCTTAATTTTCCATAAACTTTAATTTTTTTAAGCTGCATATCTGTAAACACCTCGTAAACCTTGTTGATATCTTAAATCAAAAAGCTCTCTACAACTTAATGATTTTATACTGTGATTTAATATCATCATATCTCCAATATAAACAGCAACATGATCTAAGTTACCTGTTACTGTTTGAAAAAGTAATACATCACCAACTTTTAAATTATCATTTGTTTTTTGTTTTATAAAATTTGATTCTGTAAGAACTTTATGAAAATATGGATTATTACTAAAATCTTTAATTTTTTTAGGTCTAGGCCAATTTTTAATATTTATATTTTTATTTTCTTTAAACCAATCCGTCACTATAGACCAGCAATCATATTTTCCCCAGATAAATTTTCTACCAATAAGTGAAGGTGCTTTCCAACCTGTCGGCTTAAATGATTCCCAATGATCATGTTCAATACTGTAAATATAGTATGGAAAGCCAAGATGCTCACAAGCTGCTTTGTCATTATCAGAAGGGGTTGCTGGGCCTAGTGGATGACTATGTATAACTCCAAGAATTTCACCTGTATCTTCACATTCTGCCCAATCATCAGGATCAAGTACAAAAAATTCAAACTTTCCTTCTGCTAAATTTTTGCAAGGCCAAAAAGTTTCTTTTCCTTTTATTATTGCTAACAAACCACAAGCTTCTTCAGGTGCTTGTTTTTTTGCATATTTTTTAAAAGATTCTTTCCAAGACATTTTAAGCATTTACAAAAGTACCTACACCGGGGAAATCGACTCTTGTAACAAGTTTTTTTGGTGCACCAATACCAAACAAATCAAAAGAACCTACCATTTCAAAACTAACAATATCTCTATTTTCTACCGCTTTTCTTTCAATAAAATAAACTTCTCTTGGTAATTCTGATGAAGCATCTGGTGTCCCATAAGGATTTACACTGCTAGGAAAATTAGTTGCATCAAGAAATCTACTAAGTGTACGTCTGCGTGTAACTTTTGCACCTGAAAGATCAGAGAAAGCTGTTGTTTGATTTGTAAGCTGTAATAAGGAAGTTATAGTTCCTAATAAATTAGAAAAAGTAAGTGTTGGTCTTGGTAATTTACCTTTTCCAGAATATTTGTAACCCTCTGCCTTTACAGGTATTCTTGTGTAAGTATTTGACTGCCATACAATATCAAGACTATCTTTCATATTGTTTCCAGCATGGAATAGATAAACAGTTGGGACTGTTATAGAACTATTTACATTAAAAGAGACATTACCGCTTGTGGACTGTGATGTTGTACCTGTAACGGTGAAAGTATTTGTAGCGACTGTTTGAATTGTATAAACTCCATCAATTCCATTTCCAGAAGTAAAATCAAGACTTAAAATTAAACCAGCAGAAAAACCATGTGAATTAAGTGTGATAGTAATAGTTGACGAAGATTGACTGTAGGTGGCTGTCTTTGCTGATTTTGTATAATGAACATCAGCTTTTAATTCAACAGAATACAACTCAATAATTGATTTGTTTGTAAGTTCTTGTAGTTCAGCGGTAGGAGTCGACATTTATGGTTCAAATACCTCCCTGAATGTTGTGCTTATTATTGCCCTTTCGTTATATGGGACAGTTTTTGTCCAAGTATCACAAACATATTGCCCAGCCCCAGAAAGAGTAATTGAAACATTACCGCTATTTGTAGCACCACTGGCAGCCGTCACAGTAAACGTGTTTGCATCAGCGGAAGAAACGACAGCAAAAGTACCATCAGTTGCAGAACCAGAAGTGTAGTCAATCGTCAAAACATCACCAATAGCAACCCCATGTGAGGTGATACTAATAGTCACAGTTGTGGCACTTTGACTATAAGTTCCTGTCTTTGTAAAGCCTTCGGCTGGTGGTGTAAATGTAAAACTTGCCTGATCATTTACTCTACTTCTTAGAAACGCTTCAATAACATCTGCTTGAGTCTCAGACACGTTAAAAGTAAGATCATATACTTTTGGATCTTGCGATAAAGGAAGTCCATATAAAGCCCTAAATTCATAGCCATCACCCAAAGAAGAAACCCTTACTTTCGGCTTACTGTTTTTTCTCATCCCATAGGTGGGAGTGATCGAAGGAAAAGTTGCCATTATCTATTTAATAACCCTCCAGCCCTTTGTTCATCAATTATAGTTGCTTGGACAACACTGGCAATAATACCGCCAAGTTGATCCGCTTCAGATCCATTACCTTGAACAGAGCTACCTGATGCGTCCACGTTTACAGTGATCATATTGTTTGTTGTACCACCGCCGCCGATTGCATTGTTGGGAATAATAGTCCCTGCAACTTTAGGAACAAAAAGCTCTGGCCCTCTTTCTCCGACAACTGAAGCCTTGCCGACAGGAGGACGGCCACCGTCTGCAAACAGACCTCCAATAAGTCCCCCAAGAAAACCTCCTAGTCCTTTTTTCTTACCACCACTTGCACCCGCTCCAAAAGCTTCTCCAAATCCTCCTATTAACTTATCTATTTGTGCGTCAATGATTTTGTCCCTTATGCGGTTCAATACCCCTGACATTGCCTCTCCAAAGGTTTTCGCACCAGTTATGGCATCCCTTAGATTGTTTTTAATACTGCTTTCAATCTCTTCACCTACAGCCATCATTTTATCTTTAAGTTTGTCTGTCTCTGTTTGTTGATTTTTTATTTCTTCAGTGCTTTCTTTTTGAATATCGACTCTTTCTTTTAGTTTTTCATTTATAAGTTTATCGGATTCAAGTGTTTTATTTCTTCCCTCTAGCATACGAATATCAGCATCAATCTCTTTTAATTTTGTTTCAAGAGCTTTTTTTGATCGACCTTTTGCTGTTTCTAGTCTGTCATTAATTTTTTCTCTTAATCCTTTTTGTTTTTCTAATTGTTTAGTCACTTCTTCTTCTGAACCTTTTGCAATAGCATCATTTAATTCATTTTGTGCTTTTTTAGTTTTAATTATTTGTGTAGTCAAAACTCCAAGACCAATAGCCAAAGCACCAATACCAGTTGCCGCAATCGCACCAGATAATCCAAGAACTGCAATTTTCAAAGCTGCAATTTTAATAGTAAAGGCTGCTATGACTGCACCCGCTATTGGAACTGCAACTGCAATAGCTTTTGCTGCGGCTGCTATGCCTACAAGAATAAGAGTTGCTTGCCCAGCATCACTGTTTACAAATTCTGTTAATACCACTAAAAGTTTTGTTAAAACCTTTGTTCCCTCAATCACCGCTGGCTTTAATAAATCACCAACTGCTCTTGATAAATTTTCTGTTTCATTTGAAAGGTTTTTAAAAACCTGTGTGGGATCAGCTTCAACTAAAGCTTTTAATGAAGATGCCCCATCTGTTTCAATCTTGCGTAATGCTCTTAAAACAACTTCACTTGTTAATTTACCTTCAGCGGCTAATTCTTTAAGTTTTCCAATAGGAACACCTAATTCTTCTGCTATAGGTGCAAGCAAGGTGGGAATTTGTTCAGATATACTTCTAAATTCATCACCCGCTAATCTTCCAGAACCTAAAGCCTGCGCTAATTGCCTAAATGCGTTAGATGCTTCTATAGTTGAAGCTCCTGCTAATTTAGCGGCTGTATTAAATCCGAAGAATGTTGACTTAATGTCTTCTACACCAACACCCAAAGGAGCTAATCTTGCTGTTATATCTGTAATTCCTTCTAAAGCTTCAGTTGCACTAAGTCCAAAAGCTTTTTGTGCATCCGTAGCAATTTTTTGTGATGCCGCAAAAGTTCCGTTGGCTTTAGTAAGTAATCCTAATCTTACGTTTAATTTTTCAAAATTTGCAGAAGTACTGACAGCTTGTTTTGCTAACAATCCGAGACCAATTCCAGCAAAAGCCGTTTTTAATTGATTTATACCGCCATTTAATTTATTTGTTTTATTTTGAACGCCCTGTAATGCTCTAGTGGCCTGACTACCGTCAACTATAAGTTTTACATTAGCCTGTGCCACAAATAAAAAAAGCCTTTATTATATATTACCTTGAATTGTGTTTTTGTCGTTGTATCTCTTTTTTTTCTTCGTCATGCTTTATTTCATAATATCCAGCCCAATATATAAGCTCTATCTCAGTTATTGATTTTCTGAGTTCTTCTAAAGTCTTACCAAGTTCTGTTGCTAGGAATAACTCAAATCTAAGCCAAGTATCCTCTTTTATTCGTTTTTTGCTGTATTAATGTCTAAAGTTATTTCATGTAAAAATAGTTCGATCTCATTTAATGTTTTTTCTGGTATTAGTCTTTGCAAATCTGGAGCATCAGCCATGCTAAAAGCTTTTGATCCGTCTTCTTTCTCTGCCATCTGACAAAGTAATTGTGTTGAAACAGTCAGAGCTTCCTCCGACCCTGCGAGTTTTTGTGCCCTGACTCGATCAAACCTTGTTATGGGTTTAAAATATAAACTTACCTTGACATCACCGTTTGAATTTTTAATATCAAATTTGCGTCTTACAGTCATTTCATCCTTAAATGACTCTGTAAGTAAATCAATTGTTCTTTTTGTTGACATCTAGTTTAATTAGTAGACTAATAAACCCAATGTATCAGATAGCTGAAGTGATTGCACCGTTTGTCACAAATGAGATATTTATTACTTGAATCTCACCTAAAGTTGCACCATATTCAGCACCCGTGATTATTCCAGCAAAACCTATTTTTTTGGATGCTGTTCCACTATCAGGGAATAATTCAAACAACGCGTCACCCGCATCGCCTGTAACTAAAACGTCATCAATAAAGGCTTGATAATCAGAGTTGCCTGAAGGATCATAAATAAGTTCTGCGGAACCTTCGCCAGAAATTAGACCGCCGACAAAACTTTTTGAGGTATTACCAAGAACTGTTGTTTCTTGTGTGTCTTTTGTTATAGATAAAGACCAACTTCTTAAGCCTGAAATGTCAGCTTCAGTACCGCCAGCATTTTCAAACATGATTTTTCCAACGTCACCCTTAACAGCAGCCATAACAAAAAAAAGAACTATTTAAATA